GTTAATGTTGCTGTCATATTATTAGTAAGATTATCAAAGTCTGGAACTAATCTACTAACTGACATAAGCTCATCACCATCAGCAATCTCAACAGATCCAGTTGTTAAAAAAGCAGGTAAGGCTGTGCCATCTGCTTGGTTATTGCCCGATTCATGTTCATAAAGATAAGAAGCACCTGCCGTCAAACCTAGTATAGTGGATACATTTGCTGTTATGGAAGCATCATATTCTGTTGCTATGGGATTTTCATATACATAAGCACCAAGCCATGTTGTTCTACCAAGGTTAACAGTGTACCACGTTCCTTCTAAATAATTGTAAGCAACGCCTCTGTCTATTGCTGTAGCGTTTGCTGAAGGGTAATACCAAATAATTTCATTAAAAGCTGTATTAATACCACAGGCAATATCGTTTCTATTTGTGTAACTAAGATCATCAAATACATAGTCTTGTACGGAACATGGCATTTTTTTAACAACACCGTCATACATGTAAAAAGAATTATCAGACATCCAATATGCTCTACCATTTACCTCAATAGCAGCATGCTGTGCTATTAATCCACAGTTAGCACCAAGTTGTCTAAGACCAAAAGTAAAAGGTGTGCCAACAAACTGAACACCATGAAGCGATGTATCTGTCCAAACTAATATTTGTCCTGATGATTTAACTGCACCTACTATTCTAGAACCATCAGATATACGTAGTGAACCAGCCTCATTGGTTGCAACTGGTGTATACTCTGTAGCATCTTCTCGATCAGAAAAACGAAATAACAAATCATCTTGTGATGCTGGTGTGCCAATAGTAGTTTCTGTGCCAAAAATCATTAAATGTCTTGTATCAGTAGATACTAAACTAAATCTCGATGCAGTAGGAGCATTAGATAAAGCTGTAGCTCTTGCATCTATTGCACCAGAAATATCTTTTATGTAGGTACTAGCATTTAATACTGTAGCAATTAAATCTTCACCAAAATTATCTAATGACCAGCTACGAGCAAAAACAGTGACATCTGAAGAGGTGCTTGGTTCATCCCATTTACCTGCACTCCAAGTATCAGTGCCCCATCCATAACCATAAGTTGATGTAACTTCACCAATATTAATTTGATAATTAGCATTACCCGATCCTCCTCCACCTGATGTGGACCCAGAAGCTGCGCTAGTATGTGTTACTTTGTAAGTATTAGAATCAACATACGTTGTAACTTCAAATTCATTATTCATATCTAAACCGTCTATTGCAGAGAATGAATCAAAAGTAACAAAATCACCTTCGATAGCCCCGTGATCTGCGTCAGTGACAGTTACTGTTGTTGTACCATTTGTTGTAAAAGGATTTGTTAAAGCTGCTGTTTCTCTAATAGGTGTAATGTCATAAAGAGCACTACCCGAGAATAAATATAATTTTCTATCAGTTCCTAAAGCAAGGTATCTGGTTCCGTCTAGACCAATCCAGCTATGTGTATCACGGACCACGCCCACAACAGTTTTATTTGGATCTGGCAAATAAGACCAACCTTTCCATCTTTCAGGCTTTCCGTAATGAAAACGTACAAGATTTGAGTCAACATACTTACGTTGATCTCCTGCTGAGTAAGCGGTATCTTGTTTATCAATGCCTGGTTGGAACTTTAAATCTACTAATTTCATAACATGACCCAATATTGTATACTAAATCTTTGCTGAGGAAAAGGCACATCTTTACCGTTCTTTGACTTAATTTGAGTTATTGCATGGTCAATATAACTAGGAAAAACTACCATAAAGTTATCTTGATTAGGAATGGTTATAATTTTACCATCATCCATAAAAAGCATGTCCCCACCTAACAAATCGTTTCCTTGATTTAAAATAAGATTAAAAGTAAACATTTCTGAGTCTTTATGCCAATTATAATAACCATCATGATTATATGCGACAACATGTATATTATGTTTTCTAGGTTTTTCTAAAAAATTAAAAACATTCTTTTTTTGTTTTATAAAAGTAAATAGGCCTTGACTATAAAACCATTCATGTAAATTTATAATTTTTTGGTTGTTTAATTTTTGTTCGCCGTGGTGTATCCAATAATCAAAACCACCGCAATGACTACTAAAAAAATGATGAGATTCTTCTTTTTTAGAATTATTCCAAACTGGAGTATTAAAATTACCTCTGTTATTAGAAAGTTCTATTCGTATGTCTTGTAAAGCCAAAGATGGTAAAAAGTTTTCACATCCAATAATATTTGAAGAATAATATTTAAAATTCATTTTTTTTCAAACTGCGTTGCTACGTTACCTTTAAATGAGTAGTTACCCATGTGTGTTATACCACTAACAATATCAGCGTATATTCTACCACCTATTTTCTGCCATAAACGACAAAATGCATAGTCTTCTGACAAATATCTTTTAGTATCAGGCTCTATCATTGTGTCAAAAAAAGCATAGTTCCAATCAGATGTGTCATGGTAGCCAAAGGTTTTGTCATGAGGATCTCCTAAGTGTTGATCAGATTTAAATCTAAGATGAGGATATGCCAATGCCATTTTTTTAAAAACATTTCTTTTAATTAACATAAATCCTGTGGCTCCATCTAATACTTCTATAAATCCTTTTTTTACCATTACTTTCTTTGGATCTTTAACATTCAAATTATATTGCAAAGATGCTGCATGTAATTCATCTTCTTTAATTTTTGGGTTTTCCTTTACTCTTCTAATTGCTTTTGTCCAATCAATTACCTTTCGTGGATACACGCCCGTTACCACATCTTCATCTAAGTCTAGCATACGGAATACAGACTCAGGATTAAAAGCAATATCAGCATCAATAAACAAAAGATGTGTATAGTCTTCATTATCCATAAATAACTGCACTAATGTATTACGAGCCCTTGTTACCAAAGACTCGTTACCAATAGTTCCAAATTGTAATTCTATTTTTTTTTGCGCTGCTAAAGCTGTAAGTTGTAGACAGCTTTTAAAATAATCTGCTGTCAGCATGTTGCCATAACAAGGTGTGCCAATAAATATTTTAGTCATTTATTATCCCATAATGATAGTGATAAAACAATTCTTTCTGTTGAAGAAAAAACATGGTGTATATTACCTTTATAAATAAACAAAAGATCACCTGGACATAATTTAACATCTCTACCTTTAATACGATAATATGTGTTATTATAAATACCTAAAATAAGAACGTGTTCGGGATCAATGTGTCTAGGACCCACTTCTCCTTTTGTAGAGAAAAAAAAATCTAAATTACCTACACTATAATTAAAAGTATTTTTCATAATATTATTAAGATGAGTAAGGTAAACATTGAAAAAAATACTTGTATCTTTATTAACAACATTAAGCATTTGAAAAACATTTGAGTTGTTTTCTTTTTTTGATACGTAATTACTTATAGGATAAGTGTTATAAAATTCAAATAAATTATTAAAATCAAAATTTAATCCAAAAGATTTTAAATTAATTGCATTTTTTAACAGCACATAACTTTTATCTTTATAAGCTTTTTTAATTTTCTGCATAACTCACTGTTAAATATTCTATTTTTTTTAACCATCCTTTTGGTATAGCAATAGCACCACCACCTGTAATGTCTTCTTTATCTTTACTGTAAGAGCGCATAATAATTATTTTTTCTTCACCATTATGAACCATCCAACCTACTTCTTGACACACGGCTAATGGAGCAGAAATAACTTCTTTAATATCAAGCCAACCTGTTTCTGTATCACGAGCATCTAACCACGTTACACGGACCATTGGTGCTTTGTTTATGTCAAACATTAATTATCTAATGGTTGTGGCTCGTCTTTTTTAATTAAATGTAAGTTAAAAGATACCGATCTTCTCTCTTCATTTGGTGTTCTAAATGGATATACGCCGTGTGCTAACCAATTTGGAAACAAAAATATATCACCAACCTTTGGTGACTCTTGATGTTTATGCCCACTGAACGTAGCGGCTTGACCATTGAACCAACATATATCTCCTACTGTTGGATAGTGATCTTCTTTTGCATACTCCTCTGGTAAACTTTTTGGCACTCGTAAATAACATACACCAGATAGTTGGCCCTCGTGTATATGAAAAGGGTTGAAGTCTCCTGCCCACTGGCTCACGGACCACATAGATTCAATAACCATTTTACCAACAAACTCTGGTCTAATTGTTTCGCTTGCTGGTGGTATAGAAATATAATTTTTAACCATCTCACCTATCAATTGAACCATAGGCAAAAACTCTTCTGTATTCATCCAGTCTTGTGGAAAACGAACTTCTTGTTTAACATTACCTGCTAAGTTACCTGAATGATCAAACTCTTTAGATAATTTTTTATCAGTTAACATCTCTGTTGCTTTATCATCAAGCATTTTTGTAATGAAATCAGGCATTCTGCCTCTCATTATTGTAGGACCAAACGGTCTAATAGTATCAAACTTTAAGACTTGTTCGGTTGGTTGTTTCTTTTTAGCCATTGTCTTCCTTTCTACTTACAAATATCTATTGTCATATAGCAAATATTTGCCTATAAATATACTATTAATTAGGCTTATCTTTCAAGGCCAGCCTCCTTGCCTTTATAACAAT